CTCAAAGGCTCCAAGGATGTCGACAAAGAGTTCGACAACAACAAAAAACGCGTAGAGCAAGTCGCCCGCAACATCGAATCATCCCCTAATGCCTATATGGCCCTAGGCCCCGGCGTTGCCTCCAAGGTCATGGATACCCAGGCTCGTGCTGCCACGTATCTGATGAGCACGATGCCGAAGAATCCAGACGTAGGGCTTGTCAAAACCAAGTCCAAGAAAGACGGCACTCCCAAAATCGAGAAAGCCAAGTGGAACAACACCGTGGGTGCTATCATAGACCCGAAGAATGCTCTATCTAAGCTCAGCAAAGGTCATGTCACAAAGGAAGAAATGAATGCCATCAAGACGGTTTACCCATCTCTTCACGCATCGATTGTAAATAGCGTAGCCCAAAAGGTGGCAGATAAGCCCATGCCGTACTCAAAAAGACTACAACTGTCTACGGTCATGGGGACGGGCGTGGACAAAAGTACTAGCAAATCAAACACAATGCAGGTTCAGGCTATGTATGCTTCAACTGCACAAAATAGGACTCCGAAGCCAAGAGCTAGACCTGTAAATATTGCATCGTCTTTTTCAACTAGAACCAATAGTATGACACGATAAAGGAACATTACCATGCCAATTATGCAGAGCCGCCTTGCGGACCACGTTTCTCCTCCAACTCGTTCTGAAGTGGCAGCTTTTGCTATCACAAATGCCTCTCAGTACTATGCCCTACGCACAGCAGTCACAGGCTTCCCGCCGAACAATACTCCTGATGAATCATTTTGGTATGGCAGGTATGTAACAATGGAAACAGATGCTGATGTATTTATTCTCTTCCACGATGATACTGTAGACATTGACATCACAGCAGCTCCGAATGGCGCAAATGCTATTAATTTGCCCATCAAGATGGTCGCTGGAGTTCCGAAGAATTTCCTTATGCCATCTAAAACTAGCTCTATCAGTTATTTGATATGGAAAGCAGCTGTTTCTGGAGGAATTCTTCGAATGTGGACATCAAGTCCGAAAGGGTTCTGATGAACAGAAGACTGCCTGGCCGTAGGGAATCTATTGGCCTCATAACACCAGGTCCATTTAACCCAATACAACTCGGCCCGAAGGCTTGGTATCGAGGAGGCGTTGATATCTCTAGAGTATTTTCTGCCATTATTTATTGGGGAGACCAAAGTGGCAATGGTTACCATCTGGAGCAGAACGTTGTAGCATGGCGTCCCACGCTAAACTATGTGGATGGGAAAGAATGCGTGCAGGGAGGTGGATTGGCTTTTATGGACAACACAGCTTTTAGCATTGGCGCACAACCAATCACTGTAGCTGCTGTTTATAATACGAATTCATCACTAGGCTTCCTGCAAACCATGACATGCGGGGGTGCTGACACCGAATGCGCACAAGGTTATTACTACAGCGGCTTGGATGGGTTTCTCTATGAATTTGCTGCAGGCCTGGATGTCTACGGAGGTCCCTTCGATCCAAGCGCAGTCCCTCGCGTTGGATTTGTTGAATTTAATACTGGAGCCAGCGCGATGTACGATGGCGTCACACTGCTTACCACAGGAACAGTCGGAGCAAGTGGCATGAGTAAACTCACGGTTGGAAATCTATTCTCACAGACGGCTCCTTTTGCTGGGACTATGATGGAAATAATTATCTTCGATAAGGTTTTGACTGGTCCGGACAGGCAAAACCTGTATGATTATTTTGCTACACAGTGGACTGTTGCGTAGAATCAACAATGGGGGTTAATTTATGAAAGATATCTTGGAGTGGTGTCGAAGTCACCCAGGGGTTTGGGGGCCAATGCTGGGGGTGCTGCTCTTGAGTATCTCTAAGATGAAAGAGCCAGAAAATAAATACCTTCGATTTATATGGAGGCTGGTTGTAACCTATCTAACTTTTATGCCATGGGACAGATGGTTTGGGCCTTTGAAGCCGCCTGGCAAAGCTGTCCCTGAGATAGAACTGGTTGTCTCGAAGAGAGGAGAGGAGTTATGAAATGGGTTCCTCTTTTTTTCCTTGCGGGCTGTTCTTATCTAAAGCCAGCATGCCAGATAGTAGATATTGCCAATGATGTCTGTATTGTTGTAAATACAAAGAATGGGTCCTACAGAGTGCCATCCTCTGTTCTTGTTGATGCTTCGGTTGCTAATGGTGTTAGGGTTCGATGAGGGGGACAGGGTATCTGCAGGACCCGCTTGTTAGCGTATGGAAGAGTGGGGTGCTAGGTTCGGCTGCAGCTCTTTTGGATAGCACGCTACCATCTGCCAGCATTCGCGATTCTTTCGATGAGCCTCTTGACCAGGGCAAGACGCAAAGCTGTGTGGCGCATGCGCTATGTGCTGCCATAAAAGCCAGGTCAATTCTCCAAGGGATGCCACAGCATGTCGATTTGTCCAGGCTTTGGGTTTATAATAGAGCGAGACGGTTTCCCTTGGCTCTTCTGGGTGGAGACAGGCTTATATCCGTAGAAGATGAGGGGTGTTATCCAAGAGCGGCCATGGGCAGCCTCACGGTATCAGGTATATGTGAAGAGAATGTATGGCCATGGGACGAAGCGCAGATTAACGATAATCCATCCATCGCCGCCTTCAATAGGTCCTATGACCAAAGAGGCACCGTTCAGCATTACAGGGTTAGCGACAGAGGAGGAGAAGATAGGGAAATGCAAGTAAGGTCAGCCCTGTCTAGCGATTTGCCAGTTATCTTTGGAACGTCTGTTGATGATGATTTTTTCGAAATAGATTCATCTGAGCCGTGGGAATTCTCTGGGTATCAAGTGGGTAGGCATATGATGGCCATAGTGGGATACGATAAGTGGGGTGTTGATGTTATCAACAGTTGGGGGACATCCTGGGGAGACGAGGGATTTTGCAAAATCAAATGGAGAAGCTTTCTAAGTCCAGCCATAACCACAGATGTTTATGTCATTGAATCTTGTCCCATATTTCCAAGCTATGAAAATCATTTATCTTTCTATCATGCTATCTGCTTGCTCAGCCAGGGCCCCCACTGCTTCTTATTGCGCGCAAGCGTGTGATAGGGTGCATGAGCTCCACTGTGGGATAGAAAAGACTCCTGGAGGCGTATCTTGTATGGAATGGATGTGTCACGCAGAAAAAGAGGGGGGCAATGTTCTATGCGTAACGACAGCGAAGACATGTACCGATGCGGAGAAATGTCGCTAGATGATGTTTGCCTAGCTGATTCTGATGAGCTCTGGATGCTCAACTATCTTTACAAAACAGGGGGAAAGCGATGCGTGGAGATTGTTCTGAATCGATACCTGACATTCTGTCAGGAAGACTGGTAGATGCAGCTGTGTCCAAAATGGGAATGAACTCATCTCCTAAACACATGGGAGATTATTCTCGGTTTCTCTTCCCTCACCCAGACGATGATCCATTCCGCATCGTCATGGCCAAGCAAATGTCTAGCTGTGCTCTGTTTGCACTGTCGGTTATGCGAGAGGCTGGCATTGTGCATGACATGCTTGAGGAGCCCTATCATAAAAATATGGGCAAAGCGGTCTACATGGTATGCAAAATACTGACAGACCTCGGCTGCTGGCTGGGAGATAAAAGCTCAGACCAAATATGCGCAGGTGACATCGTTGTTGTGGGAGACAACACAAATGCTACCTACGGTGGCGTTGAGCATGTGTTCATTGTGGCATCCATTGATAGCGAAGGCATTATGGAAACCATCGACGGAGGACAACGCAATGGTTCTGACTGGTGTATAGACGCCCGCAAGAGAAAAGTGGATGGAGCCTGGGTGCGCACATGCGACCATGAATACTCCATCGACAAACCTGGTAAGGGGAGAAGGATACGAGGCTTTGGATGCGTCAAGAAGATAACACATGGATTGCCTACATCATCGTTGTAGTAGGCATTATCCTCGCTTGGATAAACTCAGAATGGGATTGAGTCCGCTGCTTTTTTAGGCTTCGTTGCGACAATAAGCGCTTTGAACTTAGCTGCAAAGTCTGGGTTTTGCTGAGACTGTGCTGACTTAGGCTCATTCACCCATGCGACACGGGACTTGGTGACGCCATTGTATGTGTCATCCTGAACGGTAATGAGCACAACACAAGACCCAAATCCTCTCATGGTTACGATGTTATCGTCATCCCACCCACAGTACCTCAAAGACTCAATAGTCCTCTCAGCCGTTTTATCAGATGTGAAATATCCAGACCACTGGAGTTCAGTGCCAGCATACTCTCCATCAAGGATTTCGAATACGACGTGCACAACTTCCGAGCCATTCTTTGTGTGAGCCAATTGGAAGCGGAGTGGTTTTGCTTGGTATTTACCTTCAGGTATAAGTGTCATTTTGATGTTACCTCGTTGATTTTGTTAATGATTCTTGTTAGCTCAGCTACGTCGTGCCCCGCCATGATTGCTGCCTTGCGGGCATTTGCGCGCTTCTCTGGAGGGAGTTTATGAATAAGACCTTGTATCTCTGCGAAAAGGACAGAAGCTTGTTCTGGATTGAAAAGATTGATTTTGTTTTCTAGCTCAGTCCAATCAAGCGGAATCTGTTCTGGGAGCTTGTAACGGTTCTTGGCATCCCACGATGCCCCGTGCTGTGTTTTTGCGATACGGTCTCCGTTGGAAACGGCTTTACGCTGGTCTTTTTTAGCGAAGGTTTCGAAGTTAGCAAAGAGGACAATATCGCACCATTCTTTGATGAGGCCAGCAGCCTTATCGTGTAGCTTTAGAACGTACCGGTCATAGTCTTCTGTGGATGGGTCATGAAACGTTTTTATCGTTGCATGCGCAATAAGTATAACATTTACGCCTTTATCTTTTATCTTATCAAGCTTGGCAATCAGCCTACGCCACTCATCAAGAGCTACTACATATCCTTTGCCATAACCAAACTCCTCTATGCTCTTTTTGGAGCCTATACGGCAAACAAAATCCCAACACAGTGGCTCAAGCCAATCCAGGCTGTCGATGACAACGGTTTCGTATGTGTGATCTTCTTTAGCGAGAACATCAAGAGCTTCTTGGATATCTTCCCATGATTCAGGTTTAGGAAATCTAGCCACACTCACATGCATGGTACCAGTCTCTGGACCAATGAATACAGGATTGGGCGCGCAAGCAGCGAATGTGGTCTTGCCTACACCTTCCACCCCATATACCAAGATTCTGACAGCGGAACGTGTGCTTACAGAAGAAATGCTGTTGAGTGTCATTTTGCCCATGATATTTTTCTCTCTCTTTCTTTATACGAATCAATCGATTTTGTCTTATTGCATACATCAAAAAAACCGCAGCTGGAGTTGAACCCACGTCGGCATGATTTTGTATTCTTTGGATGCACACCATATGACATCATCTCTGCTATGTCCTGCATGTCGCTCACAGCGGAGTCTATATCAAAGCTTTCAATGGCCATGCATCGCATAGCCATGTGTTTCGTAGGCGAAGCTACCATTTGCTCTTTCGTCCCCCTTTTAATAGCATCAACCCACACGCCCTGGACTTTCTCTCCACTTTCTCTAAGAGCGAAGAGATAGAGACAAAGCTGCTGACTGACTCTCATCTGGTCCCAGTAGTTGGAGTGCCAAGAGATGTCACTGGAAGTTGTTTTGTGCTCCATAAGATAGAGACCAGACTCCGTATCGACAACGGCGTCCATGACTCCATAAAAGCAAACTCCATTGCCGAAATCGTGATGGATTTCTTTTTCCACATACAGTGTCTTCCATTGCTGTTGCAGGTCTTTGTATCGTTCCATATAAACATCAAGCATATCAATAGCATAGGACACATGCTCCATGTCATACCCAGGAGATTCTGCGACCATGGATTTAGCATTAATCGCATCTCCATTCTTCCAAAAGCTAGCTGCTCCTATGTGGAAAAGATTCCCGATGTCAGTAGCCTCTGATTTATCTTCGGAGTCTTTCATGAGAGAATATCTGTAGTAGTGCTCTCGAGGACACCTTTGAAAGCATGCCATCTCTGACTGTGTAATCAGTTTCATCGACCGAAAGCTTTCTTTTGATAATACATGATATCGGCAAACGACCTAGCCGTCCCATTTCTATCCTTGTGAGACAATGCCGTTGCTGTGCGTTGAAGAAGCTCCGATGGTTTATGCTCAGAAGCAAAGAAATTACCAGGACTATGGTTATGATGATAAGCATCCGCAATCTCCATAATTGAATTGAGCATTTGCTCAGGTGTTCTATTTCTAAATAGAAGCCATACTACATCAAATACAACACGCCCCAGTGATTCCTCATCCATAGCTCCACTATACGCATACTATTATTTTAGTCAATAGCAATGTTGACTATTTTAGTTTTTGTCGTATGATGTGACTTATGACGAGTACGATTGGAGATAGATTGAGAGAAGCAAGATTGAAACGTGGGATTGGCACACAGCAATTGTCGCTGAAGATAGGCAAGTCACGTGGGCTGGTTACTCTTATTGAGAATGGATATACGAAGGACCCTGGATGCCGAACCATGTCGCTTCTGGCTCAAGAGCTGGGTGTAACTCTGGAATGGCTGGTGAACGGGTTATGGGGTGGGAGTTGCAAGTTGAGAAATACCTGGAGGGGCCTCTCAACGACATTGTGTTGCATTTTCAGCACAAAAAATCGAGCCATTCGGTAGACACCAAATGCCCTATATGTATTAGACGTATGTTCTTTAATATGTGGCTAGATTTGGTTAATCCAGTCGACCTTGATGGGAAGAAGCTCTTTACTAGAAGGTCTTGGATTTTGGCGGGCGAAGCGGCCCATGTTTTCATGCCATCACGTGGATACGCCGAAATGTATGATATTGATAAAGAAAATGTTTTCAATATTAAAAACAATGTTTTGTATGTTTTTGGCAAAAAGGTGAAATCCGTTTCGCTGGGAAGAAGTCCTATGCCAGTGATGTACGAAGGAGAGAAGGAGCCATCTGAGACGGATGTGCATCTCCAGGCAGGGTTTACCGAATGTCATTATAGACTGTATCCTGAGGTGACTTATGAGCCTAGTGATATAGGTATCATTTTGCCATGGGTGGCTTATCAGGTTTTTGATAAAGCGCTTCAGGTTTTTCTAGGTAACAATAGCATTTGGGATCTTTATAAAAGATGGAACGGTAACGGAATCGCTATCGAAGAATCAAACCTATTTATGAGAGAAAATGTTCTTAATAAAATACAAGACATGGACTTTAACATAGATAAAGAAGAGATGTGGGCTTGGGCTGCAGCAAATATAACAGCTGAGCTATCGTGTTATCTATTCTCTAGAAATGGAGGGGAAGACATTGCTGACATATTGCGCTTGAAACCTCTGTTTCAACACCTTGTGGAAAGAGATAGTGTCCATTCAGCATTTGATTTTTTCAATAGAACTCCAAGCGTGGGACATGGGAGCACGGATGACAAACTATACCAAGAGCTAAACAATAAATGTCTACTATGAAAACAATTTACATAGCAGCCCCGCTTGAACATCTAGACAAAGCCCGAACCATGGCCTCTTTCTACACAACCATGGGATACACTGTCGTGTCCACATGGCATACTCAAGATGTTACGAGAGACAAAGAGAAAGCCATGAGCCCACAAGAGAAAAAAAGCGTGGCTAACCAATGCATCGCTGAAATGAACAAGGCTGATATGATGGCCATCTACGTAGGACAAGGCCTAGGGCACAAGTTCGAGATGGGTTACATGATGGCTAAGCTCAAAGACAAGGGATGTCTAGAAAGAACCCATCTTCACGTCTACGGTGACTATGACAAGAATGTGTTGGACACAATGAACGATCAAGCAGCTACGGCCATGTTTGCCCTTGGCGTCCGATACTATTGCAGAGGAACCACGCCGATATCCAATGTCGTTGGCATACCGTCCTCTTCCCTCTTTCTCTATGCCGATGGCATAGTGAGGGAATGCAACTAAGGCACTATCAGCAACGCGCCATCGATGCCGCCCGCGCATCCCTCCTTGCGGGCAATAGCTCCGTTCTCCTTGTCTCCCCTACAGGTAGTGGCAAGGGGACCATAGCCTCTTATCTAGTAAAGTCTTGCGTAGAACGTGGTGGAAATGCGATGTTCATTGTTCACCGAAAGGAAATCATCAATGACGTTGCTCAAAGAATTCGTGCGGTGTCCTCCCATCCAATGTCTATTTATGCTGGCAGTAGCAGCCGTCTTGTCAGCCATTCTAAAATAGCCGTAGGCTCCGTTCAGACCCTCTTCGCAAGAGGCATCAGACCCCCAGCCGACCTCATTGTATGGGACGAAGCGCATCACTGCGCAGCCATGTCTTATATGGATGTGTGGAAAGCTTATCCCAACGCCAAACACGTAGGCCTCACGGCCACTCCAGAACGTGGAGATGGCACAGCTCTTGGGGACTGTTTTGATGACATGGTTGTGGTTGTCAGCCCGCAAGAATTGCAGAACGAGGGGTTCCTGGTCCCATGTGACGTGGTCGCTCCTCCTGACTTTATCAAAGGAGGCATAGCCATGTGTCCAGAGGAAGCATGGAGAACTTATGCCCCTGGGAGCAAAGCAATCCTGTTCGCAAAGAACGTTGAACATGCAAGAGGACTACATGAAAAAATAATGTCCACTGGCTCTAAGTCTGCTGTAATTACAGGAGAAACACCAGCCTCTGAGCGGGACACATGCATTCGTATGTTTAGCACAAACGACATTGATATCTTGATCAACGTCGCAGTTTTGACAGAGGGGTTCGATTGTCCAGGTGTGGAAACTTGCATTATTGCAAGGCCATGTGGGACAGCCTCTACTTATTTGCAGATGATAGGCAGAGTTTTGCGACCAAGCCCAGGCAAGGAAAAAGCCACTTTGATTGATTTGAGTGGGTCAGTTCATAAGTTTGGCTTGCCATTCGAAGAGCGGGAATTTAGTTTGAGTGGGAAGCCAATCGCTATCAAATCGGACCGCCTTCGCATTTCGCAATGTGTGGCTTGCGGTTTTGTATGGGACAGCGGAGGGCTCTGTCAACGTTGTGGGGGAAACGTCGTAGCAAGAGAAGAGAAGTTGCCCGAGGTGACCCATGCAAAAATGACAAAGATTGAAGGGACGGCTTCCGATTGGAAAGAGAGAAGAGAGGTTTTTCGTGACCTATGTCAAAAGGCGGAAAGTAGGGGATATAAGCTCATCTGGGCAGGCATCAAGTTCAGAGAAAAGTTCGGGTTCTTCCCGAATAGTTGGATTGAAGCCCATAAGCGAGGGAAGAATTCAGGATGAAATCCGGCTAGCTATGGCAGATGTACCAGACCTGATCCTCTTCCGTAACAACACTGGAGTGGCAGACTTCGGAGCAGCCAAGGTTGCCTATGGCCTCGGGCGTGGTAGTCCAGACCTCGTCGGCTGCTACCGCGGGAGATGGTTCTGTCTCGAAGTAAAGAGACCAGGAGAAAAGGCTCAGCCACATCAAATCGCTTGGGCTAACAGACTAGCACTCTATGGAGGCTTTTGCACTACTGTCACCTCTGTAGAAGAGGCCAAGATGGCATTCAAAGCCTTTGTGTCCACGCTTTAATAAAGAAACCCCACTCAGGGGTGGGGTTATGGATTGTGTTGAATACAACAAAAATCCATTGAGCGATAATCATCTGACACAAATCAGATGGGATACAGAACAACAAAACAAAAAATACTTCCATACAATATTTTTTATTGACATGACGCGAATCGCGCTTTATACATGTTTTTAGAAAGAGAGAGATAGAAACATGGTGAACGTAAATTATTATTTTGTGTCAACGATTGAAGAGAATATGGCTTTGGTTGAGGAGTACTTGGACTCGATGCAAGTGGGTCGTTGTTGTGGGTCGTTCCGAGTGAGAGAGGAGGAGGTCCTTGAAGATATAGTTTCTTATGTGAATGCTGAGTTTGGTGATGATGTTGTTGTTTTTGAGGTGATGTCATGATTGTTGGAATTGACCTCCAGGACTCAGTATCCATTGTGCGTGTGATGTGTGAGGAAGAGTATGTTGATGAGTACTCTGCACGGGTAAAGGGCATTGTTGCACGTAGATGTGACAACGAGTTCCTTTGTCGCAATAGGGATGTTAAGCGAGTTGTTCTTTCTTTTCTAAGGAGATTCAAGGATGCACGATTCGATATCGAGTCATTCGAGTCAGGATTGTTCAGTGACAATGGATTCATCAGTTACAGAATCCGTCACGGATGCCTATTCATTGAGCAAAAAGCCATGTCGTTATCAGATTCTATGGCTTACCCAGAAAATGGGAGGCGCTCTCAAGGTTGCAAAGGCTTTGGGAGTCACCAAGTCAACAATTAACAAGTGGATAGCGGGAGTACATCAGCCTCGGGGGGCAGCCAAAATTTTGGTTGAGGAGTTGATATGCAAAAATTCATTAACAATTGGCTAGAAGCAGTTGGTGATGGAAGTCTAATCGAAGTACGTTGTCTTGATAAAGTAAAAAATAGACCACCTCGGAGGGGGTGGTTTTCCAAAGCCTATGAAGTTCTTGCTTACATTCGGGCAGCGAAGCAAGATGAATACGATGTGTACATAGGAGCCAACCCACGGAAAAATAAAGAGAGTGGAGAGTCGGCTGTAGCATCTCCCATCTTCCTCTGGTCGGATATCGATTGCGGGCAAGAGGGGGTGGAGCAGGCTGAACGGGATGTGATGACGATAGGTCCTAAACCCTGGGCTGTTATTCGTACAGGAGGAGGAATCCATGCTTGGTGGCTCCTCGACGCCGCAGCGCCTAAAGATAAGTGGAAGATAGCCATGACGCAGCTGTGCGAACGGGTCCACGGCGATACCAATGCCCTTGACCTGCCTCGTATCCTGCGTGTGCCTGGTACGCTGAACCATAAATACATGCCCGCAAGGGAGTGTGAGGTGTCGTTCTGGGGTGGAGAAAAGTCTTCCCTGGCAGATTTTATTACGGTAAAACCGGAGATGGAGTTGCCTCCGATGCCATCTCTCTCCATCAAGGCTCATGACGGAGGCAGCTCTACTCCTTTTTCACGAGCAAAAGATGTCCCCATCGTAGATGTTTTCACGTGGCTCGGAATTAAGATGCATCAAAGTGGGCGCAGGATATTCTGCGCGTGTCCTATTCACAACGGGACAAATGACACTCAATGTATTGTTGGAGGAGACCGTAATGTCGCTACTTGTTTCGGAGATTGTTCTGGTAAGCATTATACAAATGTTGATATTGTTGCTGCTCGGCTTGGAGTAACACCCACTGAAGCTGTGGCTCGCATGGCAGAGCACTTTGGCTTCGAGGGATTCCCCCGCAAAGAGAAGAAAGCTTCGCTTGCAGCCACACAGGTTGCCCCTGTGCCATTGTCTCTGACGCAAGCTGGGCTGCCTAAGCCCACATTCGCTAACCTATGCGCTGTCCTACGCGAAGGCCCAGAGTTCAAAGGCAAGCTGTCCTATAACCTCATGGACCTCAAGCCCTACCTTGCGGGCAAGCCCATCGGAGAAATGCACTCTGGCCTCATCCGCGAGATGATCGAACTCCGCTACGGTTTCGCACCCGGCCTCGACACGCTCCATCACGCCATCCGCACTGTGTCCGAAGAGTCAAACCCCTGGCACCCTGTCAGAGATTACCTCGGCGCCCTCAAATGGGATGGAGTGAAGCGATGCGAGTCGCTCTGCTCCAAGGCTTTGCATGTAAGCCGCCCTCTCGAGGGCCTCTTCGTTCTCAAGTGGCTCATCAGCGCTGTAGCCAGAGCCTACAAGCCAGGATGCAAGGCTGACAGTGCTTTGGTTATTGTGGGGAAGCAAGGGCTCTACAAGAGCACGTTCTTCGAAGCTCTAGGCGGTGAGTTCTTCGCTGACTCCCGCATGGACTTGACGAAGAGCGATAGCTTCCTCCAGCTCCACAGCGCTTGGATTTACGAATGGGCCGAGGTCGATGGAGTTACGTCGCAAACGCGCGCCTCGGCTGTCAAAGCGTTCATGACTTCAAGCGCTGATACCTTCAGGGCTCCCTACGAGCGCGCCGTGACCACGCACCCACGTAGTGTGGTACTCTGTGGGACAACGAATGAGAACAAGTTCCTCGTCGACCAGACCGGCAGCCGTAGGTTCTGGGTCGTTGAGATCGAACAGAAGGCCAACATCGACCTCGTCCGGAAGCTGCGCGACCAGCTGTGGGCTGAAGCCCGGCACATGTACGAGGCCGGCATCCCATGGCACTTGTCTCCCGAGGAGGAGGCAGAGCGTGAGGAGCAAGCCAAGGAGTTCGAGGTCGAGGACCCTTGGGAGGCCGCTGTAGGGGATGTGCTCAAGTTCAAGGATTACCCACTCAGCGTCTCTAAGGTCATGGAATGCATGGACATCCCTACCGAACGGTGGAGCAAGTCCATGTCTACCCGCATCGGGCAGTGCATGGCTAAGCTCGGGTGGACTCGCGGAGCGAGAGTGCGTGACGCTGGCAAGCAAATCGTTCTATGGCACCCACCAGCAAAGAGTGGAGGGGCGCGGGAGCTGCCCGAAATAGCCGTGGCCTCAGGCGCTACCGTGTTCAAATACAACTAGCTGTGCAACCTGGTCGACGTGTGCAACCTGCCTGAAATGACGTTGCACACGTATTCCTCAATGATATCAATGGGTTTGCAACCGAGTGACCTGTGCAACCTGGTTTCTGTATAAGTAGCCTATAGTAGTTCAGTAGTGTGTTCAGTAGTTACCTGCTCCTTGTACATGGGATATTAATATAGGTTGCACAGGTTGCACAGAATAGCAAAAATGCGATAAGGTACCCTATGTGCAACCTTCTGTGCAACCTATGACGGGGACAAGATTAAGGTTGCACAGCGCATAGGTTGCACAGCCCTCTCTCTCTTGCGGGCTGAACTAACTACTGAACAATGACCATATATATATTGTCATGACCATATGTTACCCTACGTATATGGCACATCGCGTTATGACAGTGGCCGTTAAGGCTAAAATCGTTGAACTGATTGGGAGTGGGGAGTGGAAACGGCAGGCGGTGGCGAAGGTCGGAATCGCTGAATGCACGTTTTACGAATATATGCGGAAAGACCAGGAGTTCCGGGCTGCCGTGGAGGAAGCTGAGGGAAAGTTCGAGTCGAAGATGCTTAACATTATTGTAGAATCAGCGAAGAAAGACCCTAAGTGGGCTGCGTGGATGCTAGAAAGGAGGTTCGGGGACCGATGGGGAAAGAAAGAAAAGGTTCATTTGACAAGCGGCAACGATGTGCCGTTCGGGTTCGAAGAGTAGAGGTCGAACTTGACCTCAAGCTTATCCTTATGGACAATTTGGAAGAGCTAAGACGAGAGAATAGGTATATGGAGTGGAAGACCGGACAAAAGAACCCGTTGGGTGAGCTGCTGGAAGAAGGTCGCCGTGCACTAGAAAGCCATGGCGACATTGAGCAACTCATCGCTGTTGCGCGTAAGACAAGGAGTCCCAGCCGACGAGCGTAACTAAAATAGTAGTAGACGCGTGAAGGGTGGTTTGAGATAACGATGAGATGGGCAGACTAAGCAGGTGTAAGAAGTGCACACATACGTGCCACACTCCCAGGGTGTATGGTTTTATCAAGGTGGATAAAAACGTATACGATCGATGCTATTGGCCCATGCTTATTCTATTCGGTAAAGAGTTGTATGTAGAGAGGCCGCCTCGCGAAGGACCGTGGGAAGTATACTATGCCAACTGGACAATGTGCGAGGTAATGAAGTGGACGGTGGAGGATGTCCGGACGTGCCTAGAGCTTATAGGAGCAGAAGAGATAGGCAGGCATATTTACATAAGAGAGAGTATGAAGCACTACGAAGACCCGCAGATGATTGGGCTCCAATGGGGATGTGGCAACGATGACCTAATGGAAATGTTTGGCATGGTTCGATATGACTCTTTACACCTGTATAGTATTATAGTAGTCTGCAGACAGAGAGATGGCGAAATATATAACGTATGTAAAGACTGAGGACAGGGCTCGGTTCGATAGGCTATTTGGCAAGCTGGCAGAGCGTATTGAGTACGTGGATGAGTTTCCTGAGGCAGTAGACGACAGGATACCGCAGCGTATGAAAGACGCGTATGCGGAGTGGGAGATACATGAGGAGCCGGAGTGGACGGAAAAACGTAGGGGGGCGACCGTAGGTAATGCGGCTTACGATAGGTGGAGAAAGAGGCAAAGTAGCATGAGTTGCTTTACTCTTTATGTCTCGAACGTGAATAAGCTTGATTTGAATACATATAGGCTACGAGGGAATATGTATGCAGGAGTTCCTGTCTGGTTTGGCGAGAGTGAAGATGAATATCTAGAGAAGGTTCGTGTAGAACAAGAGGCTCTTTGGAGAAATATTCTGGAGATAAGCGCTGGCATCATTGAGAGGACATACGGGATGATTGTTCGTTTTAGGCTTGCGCTTGGGAAGCGTCATGGCAAAGCGCATGCTGGGAAGATAGAAGGGTTGAGCGGAGTGAAGTTTGTTGAGAGCAGGAGGGGAGAGTTTCCGATTGGTCGTAGGTGGGTAGACTCGCCGTATGAAAGCAGCATGCCGTATGCGTTTGCGATAGCGGACGCTGTGGCTAAGTACGCGATAGGGAAGGACGGGGTAAGGATATGACAGACGTGGATATCGTGGTAGCGGTCATGTCTCGCCTCTTCATCCTTGCGGGCAATTGTGCGGTGCCGATGGGGATTGTGGGATACATCACGTGGAGATGGATGAGATGATAAGGATTCTGTTTGAACGACACTACTATGCGGAATCTGGTAGGGGCATTGAGGCTGACGTTGCTAAGGGGATAGCGAAGATACTTGGGCAAGACATCCTGGTTGACGAGCTCTGTTGTGGAAAGTTTTGGGATGATAATATCCATGGGCCGCCATGGATGGTTCACTCTGACCAGATATGGTGGGACCCTCAAGAATGTCCGAGTAACATGGAAGAGATAATTGCAAAGGCATATAAAGAGGACACGGCAGGTATGGCGATTAAAGTATACAAGGCAGGGGATAGAATAGCTGAGCTAAAGCCACTGAACACGGCTGGGAAGGTTGTGTTTCATGCACACGTTCCATTGGAGACAAGGCAGAGGATGCTCGTCAACATCAGCGAGCCATTTCATCTAACAGAAGTCGATTCTCTGGATGGAGAGATATATCCTTTTGAGTTCGGCTATGCTGATAAAAGTAACATATCGAATGTTATGGACCAGCTCTCGCGGACGGAGAGGATGTTGATTTGGCTTGATATTGTTGAGGCGGACCCATCCTACATCAAAACTTTTAGGGAGGTATTGGCGCATGAAGATGAGATGGCATTATGACTTGCATATAAGCAAGGGCAGCTTCCCTTACCAACCACAGTGGAGAGGGCAATGGAGAAGATAAACATCACATGCAATGCCCCATGGAATCGAATCTTGTATTTCCATAAGCGAATAGCTCGCTTGTCTCTATACTATGTAGGACCAAGATGGCTTGTTCGGCCATGGGGTACACACACAAAAAGGTTTAAACTTCGCATGGAGGAGCTGGGATATCCTAAAGAATATCGAGAGCACAACAACTGGAAGCTATGCATCAGAAGCTTCAAATACGATGCATTGGTGATGTTCGAAGACCATAACGACTACAATGAGGAGGAGTGGTGATGACTGACCCTATCCTAACCATGCTCTCCGAAGCTGATATGTTCGAGCATCTTGCTACGGCTATTTACGAGCAAGCCAAAGGCAACGCCTCACCAGAAGCTGTTGCTCTCGCACTTGCTCATACAGCGCTAGAAACAGGTAGGGGTAAGAAGATGCACAACTACAACTTTGGACATCTCACCAAATCCAAAGAGTTCCCAGGCGACTTTTATCTCTTGCAAATCAAAGAGCAACTCACCCCAGGCGTCTGGAAGCTTATGGACATGAAGTTCAGGTCCTACCCCTCTCCCCTTGCGGGCGCATCTGATTACATAGATTTTCTATCCACACAGAATGGAGGTCGCTATGCCAAAGCCTACGAATACATGCTCCTCGGCGAGCCTGAGAACTTTGTCACTGAACTTCACAAACAACGCTACTTCACAGCCAATCTCGCTCCCTACACAAACAGCGTCGTCTCTCTCTACAAAGAATACAAGCACCGCTATGGAATTCGCTAATACCTACTCCACTGTCGTAACAGAGCCTAAGGTTATCGTTATTGCTGAATCTCACCTCAATCATGATGGTCTCAGGGCTCTCTCTGAGTTTTGCAATGTATCAGAGCTCTTTCCGTCAGACCGAAGAGGCGTGTCGGACGCAGAGCTCCTTGCTGAGATAGCTGGACGGCACTGTTACCAAAGTTATGGGGACAAGGGCGCCGCTCGAACTAATTACGAGTACATCAAAAGCACGCAAAACAGAGACACGCCACATAGGTCCATTCTGTACCATCCTAAGATGACCTTCCTTATTGGGAACATTAGCCTTCATGTAGCCAACGAGCTGATACGCAACTACGTTGGGGCAGACCGCACACAAGAGGGCAGTCCGAGTTGCATTAGCAGTCGATACACGTTGTTTAACGGGGTTTATAAAAACTATCCGGGAGGAACCTCTATCAACTTGATATGCGACAAAAACTTCAATGAATACAAGTATGAGGTTCTTAGGAGGTTCCAAAATGCTGGAGGGGAGCCGAAGGGTATGGCTAGGAAACGCATTCTAGAAGAATGTGCTCGGATGTTGAACCGTTACGCGGCGACGTCTTTTCTATGGACTACCAACCCCATCGCCCTTGCGGGCCTTATCCGGGAACGGGAGCATGAGTGTGCTGACTTGGAATTCATCCAGCTGGCAAAGATGCTAAAAAGTGTATGTCTGGAGAGATGGCCTGCTCTCTTTTCTTGTTTTTTATTTGACTCTTGACATAATGTGGATATGGACTTCGCCACATTCACATCTAATTTGCCTACCTATCTGACGGCACATTCTGTTACCAACCGAGATAAAATACGTGGGAACAAGCCTTATGCGACAACAGCTCAGGACTTTAGCTCTGGTGTTGAGCAATGGGTCATCAACATGGCATCCCATCGCAATGGCAATGCGTATACGAATTTGGTGCGGAGATGCTTTCCTGACGTAACGAATACGCAGGAAGAGGCTATGATTGTATCATTGCTTGACGAGGCTGGGATACCTCACACATGATGGATTACGCTACGTTTGCTGGGAATGTACAGACGGCCTTCGAGCAAGCGTTGACGTTTACCTATCCCAACAGCGATCAGTCCATAGGATTCAATCCATATGTTTATCCAGCCCAGGTAGACTTTGGGAACGGTCCACGTTTTACCCTTAACATGTGGGACCATAAAAAAAGCCTGTGTGGCTTCGCCTACGTAGAGACTTTTGACCCTGCCACTGTGGTGTTGGTTGATATGGTTAATGCTTGCCAAAGGCTCATGGACCTAGCTGGGCTAAGGAGGTCTTAGTGGCAATCACATACAATGACGTCGTGGTAGAATCCAACTTTGCTGTTACTATGGATCTGAATTTCCCATTGCCCATCATTGACATTAACAACGGTGGGAAAAGAACAGTGTCCATTGAGCAATTTACATCTCCAGAAGGGAAAATAGGCTTCAAGTGCAGTTGTAAGTTCGGTGCAGTATCACCGGCTTATAGCAATTGCTATCGCTCTGTTATTTTTTATAATGATATCACGTCAGGCGATATCAGACCTGTTATCGTGGAACTACTTCAAAGCTGTGGTAATTATTAGGAGGACATCATGCCCGTCACGCTAGCTCAAGTTAACACTCAAATCGATACAACCATGGCAGCCCGTACTCCTGCTATACCTAATTATGACATCAACCGAGGGGCAAAGCGCATATGCAATGCCATCGATAATGGGCAAGGCCAGTTCCAGATTGACTTGGCTTTGAATTACACGGCTTTTCAATACGCTGTTGAGAGCCTAGTCATATGGCCAACAGCCACACTGGGAGAGGTCAATTCTCTAGTAGGAGACCTGCTGGATGAAGGCCTATGGCCATGAGCATGAACCTCAAAGAGGCCATCGCTCTTGTTGATGAGCTAACTAAAAACACAAGCTCGCTTTGGAGCGTGTCTCCAAAACAACTTCCTGAAGGAGTCGCTTTTGCAGTTAAAATAAATGGCAATGAATATACTGTATGGCCGAGCTCCTCAAAAGAGGAGCTCGAAGGTCTAGTGAAAGCTCATTTGCCATGGAGAAGAAATGAAGCCAATAAGCTTCCTGAAGTTTTGTCAGCAGCTGGGGATACAGTTGCGTCCGGGTCAGATGGTGATAGCCAAAGTGGCGTTCGACAAGCTGAGCCCCCACGAGCTGCCTCCCGAAGAACAAAATCTAGCTCATAAAATATTCGGACCCTCAGTTCATGACATACCAGCCTCCGCGCGTAGTGTGGTTGCTGCTGTATGCGGGGCTCGTGCGGGGAAAACATATGTCCTTGGAGCCCTTAGAATGCTTCACTTGGCTCTCACTGTGGACATATCCCACTTGGCCAACGGAGAAGTAGGTGTTGCGCCACTTGTGGCTCCTAATATAAGCTTGGCGAAGCAGCCTCTCCGTTTCGTCAAAGGTGCAGTTGCGCAGCATGCAAGGTTGAAACAGATGGTTCTTTCCGAAACGGAGGAGTCTGTGGTGATCGATAGAGGTCAAGGTCGCAAAGTGGCTATAGAATGTTTGGCTGCTACGCGTGGTGGGACATCACTCCGTGGGCGTTCGCTTGTTGGAGGGCTTCTTGATGAAGCAGCCTTCTTTCGCGATGAATCTTATCAGGTCAATGACGTTGAGCTGTTCAAGGCCCTGTCTCCTCGCATCGTCCCTGGGGGACAGCTTGTTATCCCATCCACTCCGTGGGCAAAATCTGGTCTTCTATATGAGCTATACACACAGAATTTTGATAAACCAACCACATGCATAGCTGTTAAGGCCGCAACTCTTCTTTTGCGGGATGAGCCTTATATCCATGAAATTGTGAGCCGAGAGCGTTTGCGTGACGCGGATAATGCACGTCGGGAATACGACGCTGAGTTTATGGATAGCGGGACAAATGCTTTCTTTGATAGCAGAGCCATAGACAGCAGCGTGGATATCACGCTCGAATTGGGAAGGACCCCAGCAAATGGGAGTCAAGTTATAGCGGCCTGTGACCTAGGGTTTGTATCAGATAGTAGCGCTTTGGTTATCGTAGAGACTATCCACGGAGTATACAGGGTGGTTGATATTATAGAAAGAAAGCCAACAGAAGACTGTCCATTGAAACCTTCGGAGGTAATCCGAGAGTTCGCTGCTATTGCTAAGAAATACAAAGCCTATGGGGTGATGGCGGATAACCATTATCGGGAAACAGTAAGAGAGTATTTGGAAGAAGCCGGTCTCCCTCTCTTGCGCGCTCCGGATGGCGCAAGCGGTAAATCCACCTCTTACACAAGAGCTAAGACTTTGTTCAAAGAGGGCAGGGTCAAGATGCCCGCTCATGAAAAGCTATGCAAACAGCTAAGAGATGTTACATTTAGGCCTACTTCCGGGGGAGGAGTAAGCGTATCGTCTCCTAGGGGCCCAGGTGGTCATGGTGACATTGTGTCAGCTTTGGTGCTTGCTCTGTGGCAGGGCCACGGTGAAGAGTATTCAGATGTAACCACAGAAGAAATCGATGCGTGTGAAGAATGGAGGCTAAGGAATGTCAGTATCCAAAAAGAATGGTGGGAAGAGTAGTCTGTCACTAGCTGAGATAGGAGATGTTGTGGATTTGATGAGAAGGAAGGGAGTTGAGCGTATTTATTTTGATTGTGACGGGGGTGTTTCTATCAAGATGGGGCCAGAGCGCCCTGTTATTATCGACTCGGAAGAGAAAGAACCAGGTAAGATGTCTTCAGAGGAGGCGCTTCTTTATGCAAGCGCTGGTATATAAATGGAATACAACTACACAAGCAATCGATGGTGGAAGGCAGCAGAAGAAGATAGGTATGCGGCTGTTATCAGCACCATATCCAAGATAAAGAATAGACAGCTTTATCGGGATGATATGGTAATTCGCCATTTTAGGCTTTATCGAGATGTGCCTATCCTTGGACTTGCCGTGAGCTCCTATTCTCGTTTGGACTCTGGATACAGTACGACGAAAAGGCTTGCCTTCAATGTGGTCAGGAGTGTGGTTGATACTATCGCAAGTGAGCTAGCGCAAAGTCAGCCTGTGCCTATGTTTCTCACTGAGGGCGGGAGTTTCGATCAAATGCGGAAGGCGAAGAAGCTGACCAAATTTATCGAAGGCATGTTTTATAAAACGAAGTTTCGTGACATTGTTCGCAAAGCGGTTGTCGATATGGGCGTCTTTGGCACGGGAATTGTTAAGTTCTTTGAGCAAGACGGGGAAGTGTGTGTTGAGCGCATTTTCCCTGGGGAGATGGTAGTAGATGACTATGATTCTATGTATGGAGAGCCCAGGTCTCTTTACCAAACAAAGTGGATAGACAGAGGAGTCCTTAGGGGTGCATTCCCAGAGCATAAAGAGGCCATTGATAACTGCAATTCCACGGCTTTCGATGACTATGCTATCGGGAAAGATGACATAGCTGACCAGATTATGGTGATAGAGGCATGGCATAAGCCATCATCAAAAGAGGCTGGTGATGGTAGGCACTCCATCTGCATTGACGGAAGCAACTTGCTGGATGAAGAATGGCATGATGATTTTCCATTCTGCTTCTTGCGCGCATCTGAGGATATTCTTGGATTCTGGGGAGTAGGCTTTGCAGAGCAACTCACAGGAATACAGCTAGAAATAAACAGACTAGCAAGGGATATTCAACGAGCTCAGTATCTTTGCGGGACGTTTCGTATATTCCTAGAAAGAGGTTCTAAGGTAGTCCCGTCTCACATGAATAATGAAGAGGCTTCTATCGTGGAATACTCGGGGACACCTCCTGTATTCGCAACACCAGCGGCTGTGCATCCTGAGCTCTATCAGCAATTGGATAGGCTTTACCAGAAAGCATACGATATCGTGGGAGTAAGCATGTTGGCGGCTAGGTCAGAGAAACCAGCTGGGCTAAATAGTGGGGCATCAATACGAGCTTATTCTGATGAGAAGAGCAAAAGGTTCATGACGTTGATGCGTAGTTATGATCAGTTTCATATTGATGGAGCTGAGCAAATCATCTCGCTTATGAAGCGGATTAGCAAAACGGATAAGAGCTATGATGTGGTCTACAAAGACAAGAATTCTATCGAGCGTATCAAGTGGTCCGATGTGGACCTAGATGCAGATAGCTACGCCATGCAAGTGATGCCGAGCGGATTTTTGCCAACAACGCCAGCGGGCAAGCTTGCTGCGGTGCAAGACTTGATGAACGCAGGTCTTATTGATAGCAAAGAGACATTCTACCGCTTGCTTGACTTCCCAGACTTGGAGGCTGAATCATCTTTGGTGACAGCGCCAAGGGACTTGATTCAGCAACGCATTGAAAAGATACTTGATGAAGGTGAGTACTATCCGCCAGAGCCATTTATGAACCTACAGCTAGCTATGCAGGTGGCGGTCCTTTCGCTTCAGAAAGCAGAACTTACGATGGACATCGACGATGAGAGATTGGACATGCTTCGTCAATACATTACGGATTGCCAGGCTCTCATGGCACCTCCGGAGCAAGGGGCGCCTGATGTAATGGGGCCTCCTCCGCAAGATCAACAATCACTACCACCTGAGGGAGAAATATGATGGAAAATGAGCAGCCTATTGTAGCACAAACACCGACACAAGACGTAGCGCCAGTTGAGGCATCTAGTTCAGTCGAGACATCGGGGGCAGAGGGAGAGCAGCCTCAAGCTGCTCCTCCGCCCCAGTCCCCTGACAAAGTATTCGCCGCCCTTGCGCGCAAAAAAGCAAAACTAGCAGCGGAAAAACAAGCTCTCCTCGCAGAGAAGCAAAGATGGGAGATGGAGGTCACGTCCCGGAAAGGTGAGTTTGATGAGCTCAGCAAGTACAGAGAGCTGAATAAGCTAGCAAAAGAAGACCCTGTGAAGTTCATGGAGTCTGTAGGGATTGATTATAGTGACGTAACCAAACGTATTCTTGAAAGAGATACTCCTGACGAGAAGATAAAGGTTCTAGCAGCAGAGCTGGAGGCTGAGAGGAAAGCTCGCATGGAGAGAGAGCAAATGCTGGAGAAGCATTCTCTTATGACACAGCAGAGGCAGGCTGAGGACAAGTTCGTTTCTATCGTAAATTCTTCTGACAAGTTCAAGAGCTTGCAGCTGCATGATCGAGAAGAACTCGTAGCGGCTGGTAATCAAATGGCTGACGCACTCAGAGAAAGGCTCGGAAGACCACCTACCTTGGAACAGGTGGCAGAGGCCTTGTCTAAGTCTGCAGAGGATTATCAAAGAAAATTCTATGAAAAGCTGAACTCGGTCTATGGGTCTCCTCCGGAAAGGAAAGCAAAGACTATCAGCAACAAGATGGCATCGGATGGTGTGATCGTGAAGGATAACATGACACATGAAGAGCGCATGAAAGCTGCTGTTCGTTTTATGGAACAGCAAGAAAAGCTTGAAATGTTAGAATTAAGCCGTACTATTGAGCTAGACAACGGACATATTTTGTCCGGACCACGCACTGGCTACGTGGCAGCTAATGACTGCAAAACCTGAGACGACATCGGGCGTCACTGAACAACAACTCAGAAAGGTTTTGCAATGTCATCAGCTACAATTCTATCGCTCAATAGCGTCCTCAAACAACTTTATCCACAGAAGACCATTCGTGAAATTTGTTACGAAAACCACCCTCTTCTTGGTCTTATCCCAAAAAATACCATGTTTGGTGGTAAGAACTTGGTTCTAGCGAACCGTTATGGGACACAGCAAGGACGAAGCGCGCAGTTTTCTGATGCGCAAGCCGCAAAATCACCCAACTTGTATGCAGGGTTTACGCTTACTCGCGTATCTGATTACTCACTAGGATCTATTGATGGAGAGTCGATTCGTGCAGCACGTGGTGACAAGAATGCTCTTGTTGAGGGCTTGGACGCTGAAATTCGCGGTGCTCTTTATGCTATCACACGAAGCTTGAGCTGGTCTTTGTATGGGAACGGCGGAGGCGCGATTGGGCAAACCAATACAGCCGCTTTCGGTGTTAATACGATTCAGCTTACTGAGCCTGCGGATGTTGTGCATTTTGAAGTAGGACAGGTTATTACAGCAGCAACAACAGACGGAACGTCAGGTACTATCAAGCCTGGCTCTGTGACATTGACGGCTATCGACCGCGATGCTGGGACACTAACAACAGGCCCTGCTTTTTGGAATGCGGGAATACCTACCATCGCCCAGAACGACTATTTGTTCGTAAAAGGTGACTTTGGCCGTAAGGTACGTGGTCTCCCAGCGTGGGTTCCAGCAACAGCTCCTACAACTGGTGATAGCTTTTTTGGCGTAGACCGGTCTGTAGATCCATCCCGCTTGGGCGGATTGCGACTCAATGGTGGCGGAGCTCCTATTGAAGAAGTTCTTCAAGCGGCCATGTCAAAAGTGTACCTCAACGGCGCAACCATCAGCCATATCTTCATGAATCCAATCGACATGAATTTGCTTACAACAGCTCTTGGTTCCAAGACTGTGTACGTAAAAGATGTGTCCAAAGATGAACCAAGCGTAGGGTATCGTGGAGTCCACATTGTGGGTGAGATTGGAGATGTAAAGGTATTTGCTGATACAGACTGTCCAAAAGGCACTGCTTTCGGATTGAAGCTTGATACATGGAAACTCCATTCTCTTGGAGAATGTCCGGGCTTTTTGGAAGAAGAAGGTAGCATGAGAATTCTACGTGAATCCAATAGCGATGCTTATGAGTTCCGTATGGGTTATTATGCACAAGTTGGCTGTGAAGCTCCTGGTTACAACATCCGGATTACTCTATTATGGCGAATCTAAACATGTATCCACCCCGGGCTAGGAACCGGGAGAACTTCATTATGAATGGGTCGTTTGCATCAAATGGAGCTGGCGCAATAAACAACGCTCTTAATGTAGGACTCAGTTTCCAGGCAATAAGGAATGGCGTGGGACTTTATTCGATCCAGTTTGTTGAAAGGCAGCAACAGACTGGTGCTGTGACAGCGATGACGTTTCCTCGCCTTCTCAGCTTTGTGGTAACTCCTATTATCACGGGCACATCTCCTTGGACTTATCAAGTTCAGTCTGAGACTGTTGCTACAGATGGGAAGGTCAATTTCTTCTTGTACAACATTGTGGGAGCAGCTCTTGCCGACCCAGGAGCAGGCGTTCGCGTCCACTTCGTAGCGCATTTGCAGAATGCGAGCACGATATGAAACCGATGGGCCTTATGATTGCCATTGGCAAACAGAAGCCCGCAATGGAGGAAGAGGAGGAAAGCAGTGATGTCTCTTCTTCTGAAATTGAATCGGCTCAAAAAGAGGCAGTGTCGAAGCTATTGTCAGCAATGAAAAGCGATGATGCAGAGGCGGCATTGAAAGCCTTTAAGGAACTTCATATGCTTGACCATGAGCTATGGGACAGAGAAGACGAAGAGCCTGAGGAAGAAGACTTATGCCAAGACTGGTCACCCGCAGTACACTAAGAACAAGGATACGTAATCGTGTGGATATGTCGAATCAGTATGTGTCGGATGCCGACCTCAATGATTTGATCGACACCTACGTAACGTCTCTGTATGACAAGCTTATTGCTGCGCGTGGCCAGGAGTATTACTTGAGAACCAATGTGTTCCCCACTGTTGCGGGGCAGACATTGTATCAATTGCCATCTGACTTCTATGAGTTGGTTGATGTGTATATTACGCAAAATAGTTGGCGATATATGCTCAAGCCATTCCAAAGGCAGAACACAGATTTGTATCTAAACCAAGGCACATCGTGGGGTGGATATGATTATGTGTATAGACTGAGAGGACTTTGGGTTGCTGCGGCGGCTCCGGTTGCTCAAATTGAAATACTCCCTCCTCCCAGTGGCGTCTTTGACATCACAATAGACTACATACCCGTATGTACAATCAGCACCCAAAATGACCCAGAGTATGATGGGATAAATGGATGGGAAGAGTGGGTAGTTCTCAACTGTTGTATTATGATGATGCAGAAAGAGGAGTCTGACCCATCAGTGCTTATGGCACAACGTGGCATCATTGAAGATAGGATAGAGAAGTTGGCAAACAGCCGCGATGCTGGGGTGCCAGAGAAACTAATTGATTCAAGACGTGACCTGTTCGATGATTGGTATAACTTTCGTCGAGGCAGGTGGGCTCCGTGAATAATCCTTATCGAAGACTCCGTTCAGCAGACCCAGTACAAACGTTCGCCAATGAGGCTGCCGCCTCTGACCTTGCGGGCGTACTTGATTGTCCGATATGGAACGGGGTGCTTTTGCAGGATGTTGCATTGGCCACAACGACTACCTCGTTTTTTCACAGACTAGATAGAAAGCCTATTGGATATCTGATAACGAGGATACGGGCTGG